GGATGTGGGCAGTGCTGTGCATCTGACGCTGTTCCATCCTCTGGAGGACCATTACGGCTTCCCGCCTCTTGAGGCGGCGCTGATGGCGCTTGATACGCACAACGCCTCCGGGCGCTGGAACAAGGCACTGCTCGACAATTCCGCCCGGCCATCCGGGGCCCTGGTCTATGCCCCGAAGGAGGGCGGCAACCTGACCGACGAGCAGTTCGACCGGCTCAAGACCGAGCTGGAGCAGGGCTACACCGGCGCCACCCGCGCCGGGCGGCCGCTGCTGCTCGAAGGCGGGCTCGACTGGAAGGCCATGGGACTGACGCCCCGCGACATGGATTTCGTCGAGGCCAAGCATTCGGCCAGCCGCGACATCGCGCTGGCCTTCGGCGTGCCGCCAATGCTGCTCGGCATTCCGGGCGACAACACCTATGCGAATTATCAGGAAGCCAACCGGGCCTTCTACCGGCTGACGGTGCTGCCTTTGGTGGCGCACGGCAAAGGACCTCTCGGCCTGGATGGGGCCGGCATTCGGGCAGGGCCTGCGGCTCTGGTACGACGCCGACCGCGTCGATGGCCTGACCAGTGACCGCGACGCGCTGTGGGCGCGGCTGGAGGCGGCTTCCTTCCTGACCGAGGACGAAAAACGCGAGGCTGTCGGCTATCGGCCGCGCAGCACGACGGAAGGAGACCTGTCATGACAGACATGTCGCAGGGAAGCTGGCTGTGGGCGGCCAAGGGCGCCGGGGCAATCGCAGGATCAGCCGCGTCGCTGGTCTACATCCTGCCGCAGGGACGCCGCGAGGCGGCCTCGCGCTTCATCGTGGGCGTGATGTGCGGGGTGGTGTTTGGCGGCACGGCCGGCCTGAAGGTCGCGACCGATCTCGGCATCGAGGAGCAGATCGGCTCCTCCGAAATGGTGCTGATGGGATCGGCGCTGGCCAGCCTGTGCGCCTGGTGGGCTCTCGGCTTCGTGCTGAGACTGCTTGGTCAATACCGGCCCGCTGGTCCGGATCGCAATGAAACGGGAGCGGGCGGCAATGAAAGCTGATCGCATCCAACGCCGTTTCGAGCGCAAGCATGTCGATCTCGTCGTAGATGGCGTGGAAGCCGACGGCACTTTCTCCGGCTACGCCAGCGTGTTCGGCACCGTCGATCTCGGCAAGGACGTGGTCGAGCCGGGCGCTTTCGCCAGATCGCTGCAAAAGCGCAAGGTCGGCGGTATCCGCATGCTCTACCAGCATGATCCGGCTCAGCCCATCGGCGTGTGGACCGAAATCCGCGAGGACAGGCGCGGCCTGTTCGTGCGCGGAAGGCTGACGCCGGGGGTGTGGCGCGCGCAGGAAGTGCTGGCGCTGTTGCGCAGCGGCGCGCTGGACGGCCTCTCCATCGGCTTCCGGGCGGCGCGGACACGGCGCGATCCGGCAAGCGGCATCCGCCGCATCGTCGAGGCGGATCTGTGGGAAATCTCCGTCGTCACCTTTCCCATGCAGCCGGCGGCGCGGGTCGAAACCGTCAAGGCCAGACGCCCGAAAACCGCCGCCACCGACGAAAGCGGAGCGCACCAGCTCACAAGGGCAATCCGCCACGCAATCAGCATCATCAACCCGAAAGGACGTTCTCTATGAATGCATCGCAGCCTGCCCAGCCGCTCGAGACCAAGTCGATGAGCGCCGACTATCTGGACCTGAAGGACGCCTTCGGCGACTTCATGTCCACTTTTGAAGCTTTCAAGGAAAGCAATGACCAGAAGCTGGCCGAGATGGACCGACGGCTCGGCGCCGATGTGCTGACCACGGAGAAGGTTGACCGCATCTCGCGCGCCCTCGACGAGCAGAAGCGGGCCATCGACAATCTGTCGCTGAAGCGGGCGCGGCCGGTGCTCGGCCAGATTTCGGATCGTGAACAGGCAACGCTGCCTTCCGAACACAAGCAGGCCTTCGAGGCCTATACCCGCAGGCTCTGCTCGATCATTTTGCGCAGGACGTAACCAGCGTTTGCCACTGCTGGAAACTGATCCGAAGGGACGGAGCCGTCCTTGGCTTCACCGATCATGATCGACGCCTGGTTCTCGACAGCGGCGTTTTCGAGCCGGAGACCGGCCTGAGCGCCAGCGAGGCGCGCCAGTCTCTCGGGCTTTCCGTCGATACGGTCGACGTGGAGGGAGCGCTGGCCTCGGATTGCATACGCGACGAGGACATCGCTGCCGGCCTCTATGACGGCGCGGCCGTGGAGACCTATCTCGTCAACTGGCGCAGCCCGACCAAGTTCGCGCTGATCAGGAAGGCGACCATCGGTAAGATCACCCGCGCGGACGGTCGCTTCGTGGCGGAACTGCAAAGCCTCATGCACAGGCTGGACCAGCCCAATGGCCGCTATGTAATGCGCAAATGCGATGCCGAACTGGGTGATGGTCGCTGCCGGGCCAGCCTGAGCCAGCCGGCTTTCAATGCAATGGGGGCGGTGGAAAGCCTCGATGGAACCGACATGCTGCGGGTTTCGGGCCTGGATGGCATCGATACGGGCTGGTTTTCCTTCGGCACGCTGACCTGGACGAGCGGCGCACGGCAGGGCAGAACCGAGCGGATCGTCGACCACAGGACTGACGGATCGCTGGCGGTTCTGACGCTGCAGGCAAGCAACGGGCCGCCATTCGGTGCCGGCGATGGCTTCACGGTGGTTGCCGGTTGCGACCATTCCTTCGCAACCTGCAAGGCTAAGTTCGCCAACGCACGGAATTTCCGCGGTTTTCCGCATCTGCCGGGCAACGATGTGGCTTATTCCTACGTCTCCGACGACGGCGTCTTCGACGGTGGCCCGGTGGTGCCGTGATGGATGCAGAGCGCGTCATTGCAGAAACCCTGTCATGGGTCGGCACGCCCTACCGGCACCAGGCCGCAACAAAAGGCATAGGTTGCGACTGCATCGGTCTGGTGAGAGGCGTCTGGTCCGCGCTCTACGGACGCGCACCCGATATGCCGGCGGACTACGCGCCGGACTGGGCCTGCGGCGATGCCGGGGAGGCAATGCTGGCGGGAGCGCGCCGGCTTCTCGACGAATGCGCGCCTGACGAGACGTTACGCGGCCGGGTTCTGGTGTTTCGCTGGCGGCCGCATCTGCCCGCGCGACATGCCGGCATCGCAGTTGCCGAAGACAGTTTCGTGCATGCCTATGAGGGCGGACGGGCGGTGGTGAAATCCGCTCTCGTTCCCCAATGGCGCCGGCGCATCGCCGGCGTCTTCGCTTTTCCAGACAACTGAACAGCGCCGGAGCTTTTCATGGCCACCATCCTGTTACAGGCTGCCGGTGCCTATATCGGCGGCTTCCTTGGCACTTTCGGCGGCGCGATCGGCTCTGCCGTGGGCGCTATGGCCGGATATGCGCTCGACCGGGCGCTGATCAACGGCACGCAGCGCATCGAAGGGCCGCGGCTGGCCAGCGCCCGACCTTTCAGTGCCGAGGAGGGGGCGTCGATCCCCCGGCTTTACGGCACGGCGCGGCTGGGTGGCACCCTGATCTGGGCGACGCGGTTCGAGGAAAGCCGTTCGACGCGGCGTCAGGGCAAGATGGGCCCGAAGGTTACCGAATATTCCTATTACGCCAACGCAGCCTTCCTTTTGTGCGAAGGCGAGATCGCCGGCATCAGGCGTATATGGGCCGACGGGCGTGAGATCGACCGCGAGGCGGTGGAACTGCGAGTCTACACCGGCAGCGAGGAGCAGCAGCCCGATCCGCTGATCGAGGCAAGGCAGGGGGCCGGTAATGCGCCCGCCTATCGCGGCGTTGCCTATGTCGTCGTCGAGCGTCTGGATATTGGCGGCTTCGGCAATCGTATCCCGCAACTGCAATTCGAGGTGATCCGGCCGGTCGGCCGTCTGCACAAGGATGTCAGGGCAGTAACGTTGTTGCCCGGCGCCACCGAATACGGGCTTTCGACGACACCGGTGACGAGCCGCAGGCGGCCCGGCGACGAGACATATGTAAACCGCAACGTGCTATTCGGCGCGACCGACATTCAGGCCTCGCTCGACGAGTTGCAGCAGACCTGCCCCAATCTGAAGCATGTGGCGCTGGTCGTTTCGTGGTTCGGCGACGACCTGCGGGCCGGGCAGTGCAAGGTTCGCCCGATGACGACAACCGCGATCGATGCTGGATTTTCGCAGCAATGGCAGGTCTCGGGCCTTTCAAGGCAGGATGCTGCGGTCGTCTCACAGTATGACGGTGGCTCCGCCTATGGCGGCACACCTTCCGACAAAAGCGTCATGGAAGCGATTTCGGAGATAAGGGCGCGGGGCCTTGGCGTAACGCTCTATCCGTTCATCATGATGGATGTGGCGCACGGCAACAGCTTGCCGGATCCCCATGGCGGATCGGCCCAGCCGGCCTATCCGTGGCGCGGGCGCATAAGCTGCTATCCCGGCCCCATGCAGCCGGCATCGGCGGATCGCACGCTGGCAGCGAGAACGCAGGTGACGGCTTTTTGCGGAACCGCGCAACGAACGCAATTCGCCAACTCAGGCGAGACGATCTCGTTCACCGGAGGAGCCGACTGGGGCTACCGGCGCTTCATTCTTCACTATGCGCACCTTGCGGCGAGGGTAGGAGGCGTCGACGCGTTCCTGATCGGCAGCGAATTGCGCGGGCTGACGACCCTGCGCGACCAGTCCAACGCCTTTCCCTTCGTGGAGCAGCTTGGGTTGCTGGCGGCGGATGTGCGCGCGGTGCTCGGACCGCAGACGCGCCTGAGCTACGGCGCCGACTGGAGCGAGTATTTCGGCTATCATCCGCCCGACGGGTCGGGCGACGTCTTCTTTCATCTGGACCCCTTGTGGGTAAATCCGGCGATCGATGCGGTGGGCATCGACAACTACATGCCGCTTTCCGACTGGCGTGACGGGGATTACAGCGGCGGCAATCCCGACGGATGTTCCGGCCCGTATGATTTGCAGGGGCTCAGCGCATCCATCGCCGCAGGCGAAGGCTTCGACTGGTACTATCCGGATGGGGCGGCGCGTGAGGCGCGCATGCGCGTGGCCATATCCGACGGCGCGCACGGCAAGCCATGGGTTTTCCGCTACAAGGACATCGTCAACTGGTGGTCCAGTCAGCATTTCGACCGGATCGCCGGCACCGAGAAAACATCGCCAACCGACTGGATTCCCAGGGAAAAACCGATCTGGTTCACGGAATTGGGCTGCCCTGCCGTCGACAAGGGCCCAAACCAGCCGAATGTGTTCCCGGACCCGAAGTCGGCCGAGAGCTTCACGCCCTATTTCTCGTCGGGTGGTCGCTCCGATCTGGCGCAGCTTCGTTTCCTCGAAGCGCATATGAAGCATTGGGACCCCGCTACGGAAGGGTTCGAGGAGGCGTACAATCCGCTTTCGCCCGTCTATGGCGGCCGGATGGTCGATTTCGAGAGGACCTATCTGTGGGCCTGGGACACGCGACCGTTCCCGGCATTTCCTCAGCGCGCCGACCTTTGGTCGGACGGGCCCCACTGGAGCCGGGGCCACTGGCTGAACGGACGGCTCTCCAATCCCGATGTCGGCGCGCTTGTCGGTGCCATTCTGGCGGATCATGGGTATGACGATGCCATCATCGGCGAGGTGGGTGGATCGGTTCAGGGCTATGTGATCGCCGACCCCGCCACCGCGCGCGCGGCGATCGAGCCGCTTTGCGAGCTGTTCGATCTGAGCCTGCGCGAGGAAAACGGC